TGAATTACCTGCTGTACCTTGTGATCCCAGAACTCCTTGAATACCTTGTATGCCCTGAATCCCCTGTATTCCCTGTATTCCTTGTAAACCAACGGAACCCTGAGAACCAGTTATTCCCTGTATTCCAAGGGTACCTTGTGTTCCTTGTACACCTAAAGTACCTTGTGTACCCTGTGCACCAGTATCGCCTATAATACCCTGAGTTCCTTGGGATCCATTTAATCCAGCTGTTCCCTGTGTACCTATAGCTCCTTGTGCTCCGGTTGAACCTGTAGTACCTTGACTACCAGTATTTCCAGTAGTACCTTGACTACCTGTGATTCCTTGTACACCCTGAATACCCTGGATACCTAAAGTTCCCTGAGTACCAGTAGCACCCTGAGACCCTGTAATTCCTTGGATTCCCTGTAAACCTTGAACACCAATTGGTCCTATTTCTCCTTGTATGCCTTGAATACCTTGTAGACCTATAAGTCCTTGAGTTCCTGTTTGACCTTGTACACCTACATTTCCTTGTATGCCTTGTGATCCAGTAGCCCCTTGGGTCCCTGTAATACCTTGAGATCCAGTTGAGCCTGTAGTACCTTGAGAACCAGTGTCCCCCGTAGTTCCCTGTGTACCAGTCGTTCCTTGTGAACCAGTGCTACCAGTACTACCCTGAGATCCTGTGTTTCCAGTTGTACCTTGTATCCCTTGTGTACCAATAAGTCCTTGTGTTCCAGTTGTTCCCTGGCTACCCGTAACTCCTTGATTACCAGTAGTTCCCTGAAAACCTAATGTTCCTTGAACTCCCTGTGTACCTTGATTACCAGTTAAACCTGTACTTCCCTGAGTACCAATTGCTCCTTGAGCACCAGTGGATCCGGTAGAACCTTGAGATCCGGTATTACCAATTGTTCCTTGGGGTCCTATTTCTCCCTGGATCCCTTGTAAACCTTGTATACCAATTTGACCCTGGGTTCCTGTAGAACCCTGCGTCCCTAAAATACCTTGAGTCCCCTGAAGTCCGGTAGTACCTTGCACACCCTGAACTCCCTGGGCTCCTAATAGACCTCTCTCACCTTGAACACCTTGTAGTCCTTGTAGACCAACCACACCCTGTGATCCTGTATTTCCGGTTGTTCCTTGAGGGCCTGTAGTTCCTTGTACTCCTTGTGAGCCCAATGCTCCTTGAGATCCAGTAGTTCCTGTTTCTCCTTGTGCTCCAACAGTACCTTGCGCACCTGTAGAACCTGTTGTGCCTTGTGAACCAGTATCTCCTTTAAGACCTTGTATTCCTGTTGTTCCTTGTGATCCAGTTGATCCGGTAGCTCCTTGCGGACCTATAACACCAATTTCTCCTTGAACACCAACTAATCCTTGTACCCCCTGAATACCTATCAGACCTTGGGTACCTTGGATCCCTTGTACACCTTGAGTACCTACAACAGTTCCACTAGCAACCCAATCTACTATTTCTTGTAAACTTTGAGCTACTGTTGTATCTTGCGCAATTACAATATGTCCCTGACCAATTATTGGATCTCCAGTATATATTACACAGTCTGCATCAAATGATTCTGCACACTTTTCTGGATCCTCACATGGATCAGGAGTTGGGCATGCTGGTGGAGTTGTTAATCCATCAGGACATGCTTCACTATTAGTAAAGATACTATCAAGCAGGTTTGATCTTTTAGGGATCATAAAAGATTATTTATATAGTAGCAAATGTTAAAAATGCAACAAATTCCGGAGTTGCTGAATCAAATACTACACTTTTAGAAACTAAATATTTATTTGAGTCTGTTACTAATTGAGCATTGATATTAGTTTCTAAATCTGCTGCATTGGGAGCTGTAATAACTCTTTCCGTTAAATGTGCTGCTTTACTAAGATCAAGACCTTTTAATACAGCTAATTGAAAAGGAAAATTATTCCCTTTATTTCCGTATGTCTTTAAATTTCCTATTGACATGATTAATATGTTTTATTTAATGTAAATATTTCTGAAACTATACTATCACCAGTACTTGCAGTTCCCCATTGAGCTGTAACCACCAAGGTATTTGTTACTGTAGTATCAAATCCTGTTGATGTTTCAGTACTAAAATTGGCTCCTTCAAATGAAGTAGATGCATCTTTAGTGTAAACAAATGTTCCCGCTGTTACAATTGAAGCTACTCCTGAAACACCCAACGTTCTTACTGTAAAGAATATTTCAAGTTTCCAGTGTTTATTTGTAGCACCAGACATTGTAATTACTCCTGTATCAGCTAATAAAATACTTCCAGTCTTAATTCTAATTCTTAATGTATGATTATTAACTGATGAAATATGTCCAGTAGCTATTGCATGAAAGCTATCTCCAACTTGAAATCCATTAGCCGGAACAGATAATGTACCTACACCACCATCAAGTAAAGAGCTTTCAGTAGTTGTGTTAGTAACTGGAGTACTTGAGTTTGTTTGTGAGTATAATCCAAAATTATATGGGGTGGCTGGTATTTTACTAATTACATAATTAGCAACAACACTTGCTTTAGTAATAGTAGGTTTATAACCGCCATCATACTTACCATCTTGTGTTCCTACAACAAATAGGTCATCATCTTCCAGGACAGTTTTCACCATCCTGGTTTTGATGAGATTAAATAAGTTGGTAAGGTTATTTAACATTAGTCAAGAATGATAAAGTGTACCTTCACTATATTGTTTAATGCAGCTGAACCAGCACCATTACTAAGAACTACTTTGAATGAACCCAATGTAATATCTGAAACACCTACTACTGGAATACCAGTTGCTGCTTCATCATACTCAACAGATACTAAGATCTTAGATGCTGAATCAACTTTATCATTATTTACAGTAAAAGATGTTCTAGCATTAGCTGCTAATGTAGATGATACAGTGGTAATAACACCATTGTGTGCATTTACTGTAACAGCGGTAGTAATACTTGTACCTTGTGTAACATTTGCACTATCATATAATGATTGCAAAGGTGCAGCATTAACTGCAAGTGGAAGATACCCATCATCACGAGAAGGATCTTTTGCACCTACTGCAATTAAGTTAGTAACGTCTGTTGGAAGGGTGGCTCTATAATTCCCAGCCTTAATCCAAGAAATAAAATTTAAAATGTCCATGGTTATAAATATTAAATGTATACAGTATAATATACTAAAAATTATCTAAATAAACAAAAATCCCCGGCAAAAACCGGGGACTTGTGACAGGGTAGAGGATTGAATATTGGATTGAACAGAGGAACTACCCTATCATATATCCTAGTAGGAATGAAACTATTATCAGAGCACCAATTGTATAATTTGCTATAGCACGGCCTTTCTCATCTTCCATGTACATATTATACATTTTGTTATAGATAGGTCTTGTCATGGCATTTATAACAATCCAGAACATTGCAATACAACCTACTGCAAATGCTGCTAATAATATTTTCAACCAGATCATAGTAAATCAATTCGTCTTTGTAAATATACCAAAGCTTTTTTAAGATCCTCTTTTTCAGTGGATTTATTTTTCTTTCCAGCTCTAGCAACATACTTGATTACATTACCAAGATAGAAATCTTTATCAATACCCCAGGCTTCTAGGACATTAAATACTTCATAAGTAGTACCAGCACCACCGTAGTGACTAGGCCTAGTAGAATCATTGACAATAATAATTCTAGACGCAACATCCTTTGCTGGAACACCCATTTCTTCTTTAGAGCACATGATCTTTTCATACTGCTCTTCAGATTCTTGACTAAAGTTTACCATGTGATTGCAATATCATGCTCTCTTACCATAAGCTTAAGAGCTCCATCAACATCAATTACTTCTGAGGTATTGAGTGCATTCATCTGAAGATATACTTTATCTCCGACATTAAACTTCTCAACCTCATCTCCAATAGCAAATACCTCAAGTGCTGTCCACTTAGTTCTCATCTCTGCTTCTAGCAATGCTTTATCTTTCTCAGATAATTCAAACGCTGATTCTTTTACTTCAGGTTTATTTACTAAAATTCTTTTTCCGTGTAGTTTCATTCTTCTGGTTTTAATGTGATTACTTTTACTACTGCCATTTGAGCATTCAGTATCTCACCTACTGCATGATCAAACAACAAACTCTTTACTGGTAACTTTGCATCTGTAGAGTATCTACGTTTTAGAATCTCAGCCATTTCTGCAGCTAGTTCTTTTACTCTATGTACATCTTCATCACCGCTTGGGTTAAAACTTAGACCCACTAATTGTTCTCCAAATGTAGGTAATCTCTTTTCTTGTATACCTACTTGTACTTGTTCTTCCATATATCTATCAAATTTAATCCTTGCTTCTAGATTGGTTTCTGACTCAGCTGTCAACTTCTGCCATATGTCCAATTGATGTTGTGTCATACATTCTCAAAAGTTGCTATGAAAGCTTCTGGTGTATACACAACAAATTTACCAGTAACCGTCTTAACAATAAAGTCATTAATACAAACTACTTCATTACTCTCTAAAGGATCAATCATTAAATCCTTCACGTGACCATGTAGTGTAAAATAACATGTGGTACAAAAGTCTGAGATCTCAGATCTGTTGTTACCGTTCCATTGAACAGCTTCAACCATAAGAGGTTTGGTTTTAAACAATTGTGCCATGACACAAATATAAAAAACTTTTTCAAATAAAAAAGCCCGGGCTTTCAACTCCAGGCTTTTTCAGTTTTTAACCTTTAAAACGATTAATTATGAACACAACAAATATATAAAAATATTTTTATCTCCCTTGTGCTTTGTAAGCTTTTTTATAATTCTTACTCTTTTTTAGTTTGCTGGTTTTTGTTTTAGCATGGATGCCTGGTCTGGAAACCTTTACCTTGACCAATTTTGCCGAACTGTCTTTTGCTTTTGCCATGATTATTAGTTTATACTAATAATATACAAATTATTCATTATCATAGAACATTCTATCGGAATCTTCTGTGTGCCACTTATCAAAGCCTTCACAGTTGTAGTAATCTGTATTAACTAAATAGTCTGGTTTCTCTGGGAATGGTTTAGTTACAAAGCTTGGCTCAGACCATTTGATACGATTATTAGGTTGCAATGCTATCTGTCCATTATCAAGTAAAATAATATGATGACTCTTATGTTCTAGAGGATCTTCAGCTAATGACAAGTCTGTGTTCAAATCATTAGATCCCCAGTTAATGGTAGCATAGTAACTACCCGGATAAAACTTGTGGTCCTTCATGTATACTTCTACTCTTGTATCATACACATAAGACAAATGCAATAACGTAAAATTGTAAGAAAAGCAATTCCATATCTGTAAGAAGTGAAACGGTAGATCTGGATCTGGTAGTTTAGGTTCATGCAGCAAAGCATGACTTGGTAACTTGTCCCGCATCACTCCATTCTCTAAAAGAACTTGAAATAACGCAGCCTGACCTGGCATGCATCTTACTGACATTA